ACCCCCATATAACCCCCCTGTATATGACCCCGATATAGAGGCGCCTATATGACCCCTATATACCGACCCTATATAGGCGCTTATAGTGCCTGCTCTGAGACTACCTCTGAGCGCGCCTTGCGGACGGTGGCCTTGGTCCATAGTGAAGCGCCTCCCAGCATGGGGGTATTTGTGGTGACGATTTCCCAGCCTTCCTGCAGGGCAGCCTCAATCTGAGCCCCACCTACAAGGTGGAGAAAGACATAAGGCGCAAAAGCAGGTGTTTTGGCAAGAGCCTTGCGGCCCATGCGCTCGATCACGGTCATGTAGGCTTGGGCCATAAGTTCGGCTTTGAGAGTAGTCATTAGAGAGTCACTTCCTGAGTAGGTGTCGCTTTGGGGTCAGAACCGCAGCAAAAGCAGCGGCCATTGAAGATGTAGCGCGGAGAGGCGTTGCAGGTAAGGCAGTTGTTGTTCGTCATGCCTTTTATACTACCAACTATGTAGCGCGGACCCTAGGACAATATGCCTTCCACACCAAATAAGTTCACAAGCGCAGGACGCTCCCTAAGGCCTCGGCGGTCGACTTGGTATGCTAGCATGCCACTTGGCTCCCGACGCTCTTAGGCCCCGACCAAAAGTCGGGACCCTCGAGACTAGTCGTTGTTTGCGTCGATGAAAGCATCCTCCATTTCATAGGAGTCGTCAGAGTCCCCATCGAGGTCATCTTCGTCGTATTCGGCTTCCGAGCAGTTGTAAATTCCCTCCTGGTGGTCGCAGTATCCATGTCCTGTCGCCCAGGTAGTTTCAACCTGAGCCTTGATCGAGTCATCAGATCCGTAAAGCGATCCGTCGCAGTCGCCTGCCTCATGCCCGCAAGCGGGATAATCTTCGCATTGTGTGTTCGTCATGCTTATATGCTACCACCACCACGACTAAAAGTCCAAGGCCCTCAGCGGCCATTTGGCAGGGCAATCGCCGCAGTGTATGCCAGCATACCTCTCGCCTTGCTACACTCTTAGGCCGCCTCCAGAGGAGACGACCCTCGAGCCCTATGTTATGACGAACAGGTTCAGTTGAAGTTCACCCAAAGCCATCCCGCCATCACATTGAAGTGGCCGATGGTGAGCGAAACTGCAGGGTCATTGTTGAAAGTCCAGGCAAAGTTGAAGATGCCCCAGGCGATATGTCCGATCATTTCTTCCAGTCCTTTACGACTATGATTACCCAAGTGAGGATGGCGGCCCCTGCCAGGAGAGCGAGGGCCCAGAGCGGTGTGGTGTCCATCAGAGGATGGTCCGCTTCTTCGTGCGGCGGCGTGCACCGCGGCGGTGATTCTTGGCGGGATCAGTGACCCGAGTCAGCGGTTTGAAGTCGCTGGCCTGAGGCATCTCCCGGCGCCCATATCGTGGGAGCATCGGTGTCGGTGTGTTCGTCATAAGGCAATGCTATCACGACTTGGCACCAGACCCTACCATCCCGAGCGAGTATTTGGCGGTCCCTTGAGTGGACTCATGCCTGCGACATACGCGGCGGTCGCCTGGTCGATCATCAGGCGCGCGATGTCATATGGCAGATTGAGTTCATACAGATCGCCCTGGTCATCAACGAGATGCAGTTGAATCAGCGGCGGCATGCCCCTGCCTGCGAAGATTGCCCGCGAGGCAGTTGCCTCAGCAATGTCGAGCGACTTGATCGGTTTAAGTTTCATGCGGGTTCCACCGTATCGACTAGGTATTGGATGAGTTCCTGAGCGACTGCTCCAATGATCGAGAAGTGATCCTCATTGTTCGCTTCATCGCCTGCAGTGTTGATCACGTGCTGAGCGAGTTCATGGCAAAGGAGTTCGTAGCGCGTCATCGGCGGTTCCCCGTTCGCGGGTCCTCGCGGATGGCGTGACGCCCACCCTGATTGTCCATTTCCTGGTAGTCATCGATCATCACGCGGGCAGTCCAGAAGCGAGAGTGCGTCATGGCACCCTCACGCTTGGCGCGGATGATGGCGCGATTGCGTCGAGCGAGTTCGACCACTTCAGGGTCGAGTGTGCGGTTCGCCTCGCTCATTATTCGCCTTCCAAATCGATGTCAACGTTGTCGCCCATAAAGGGCAGGATGTTCTTGAGCGCTTCGATGATGCAGTCGAGTGCGGGACCGTCGCAGTCGATCGTGACTGTGATCGTCCGAGTGCGTTCGCCTTCATATGGGGCAGGGTCAGTATTTGAGTTCGTCATGCTTCAATGCTATCACGCATCAGCGCCATGCCCTACCATTTTGCTCGATCAATATGCCCGGCATCAGCGCCCGCCTAACGCTGTGCGTTTCGGAGTGGTATGCTGGCATACACCTCGGCACCCTGCCGGCTCAGGGACGCTTTTACCGCGAGCGCCGATTACGGCCATTTGTCGAATCCGACAAATAAACCTTGACAAACGCCAACTTACCCCCCGCTTTCGCGGGAGGCAAGAAGGTGAGGGTTATTCGGCCTCGACCTCGGCGTCATCCTCGACCTTGGCGGCGCGTGCGGCCTCGAAGTCGGCGAACTTCTTGGTCAGCGACTTGAGGTTCGCGGCGGTCGCAGAGATGACCCAGCGGCTTCCCTTGCCCGGCTGCTCCTCGGCGGGGGTGATCGAGCGCAGGAACTTGCGCGCGGTGCGGGCGTCGGTGTCGAGAACCTCGGTCAGGTCGACGATGGTCATGGTCTTCGCGGTGTTCGTCATGATAATGCTCCTTTTAGGTAATCGCGATTTGCGTTTTGCATTTCGTCGATATGAATACAATACCATGCCCCAGGCGTGAACGAAGGCATTTTGCCAAATATCTTACCCCCCAGAACTGGGGGGATATTTTGCCTTAGAAGAACCCACTGACTGTGGTAGAATGGTGTGAAGCAGTTTTTACACGACCCAGGGAAAATGCCCATCAATCAATTTTACCACGTAGTCGAGGTATTTCTAAGGCATCCAATGTAACGATTTTGCCCCTACATCGTTATGAAAAATGCCTTGACGTGGGTGCCCCCTATATATAGAGTTTAAATATGACGAACAAACGAATCTCCGACACTGAAATTGCCGCATATCGATCGATGTTTCCTGAGGAATGCATCGGTCTCGATGATTGGGAGATCGTCGCGATCCTCGATGAATCGATCCCCGATACTTTCGAGGAGAAGAAATGAATCTCATAACAAACGCTCTTGATTTCATCATCGATTCTCTCGAGGATCATTCTCTTGAGGAAATCCAAAACCTGGATGATGAAACCATTCTGGAATTCGGCGAGGATTACCTCTTCAATCCTCAGGATTTGCGAGAAGCATTGCAAGTTTGGGAACACCTGAAGCGCAGAAATGCTCTTGCCGAATAACCCCCTCTGGCCGCCCTCCTGGGGCGGTCTCAGGGCGTCGCGTGCCGACTCGTATGCTGGCATTCCTCTCCACACCAAACAGGCGCACGCGAGCGTTTGTGTGTGTTCGAGACACTCATGCCTTCAGAGCGTTCCTAAGGGCGTAGGGTTTACGAGGCATGCTGGCATACCGCCCTCATTTTTGCCCCTCCAAATCGCCTCAGGGAGCCGCTGGGACTCTCCCAAACGCTCGAGTTATCAACAACGTTATCAACATGTGCATAACTTATCAACAGGGGGACAAACTTTCGAGGTTCAAACGTTCAATCTGTTCCCCATTAGGACATCAGTACGGAATAAATCGGGAATCTCGAACCCAAACAGATTATCGACGGAATTTTTGAACTCAAAACTCAAACTTTTTTCAAACTCGATCCAAACTTTTCCGAAACTATTCCAAATCTCTCGAACTTTTTCTGTTTCTTGGCGGGAAACTCAAACCCAAACTCGAACCATTGGCCTTTGTACCCAAAATAATTGCGAGATCGATCTCTAAATGTTTAATCCCCCATAAGTCGAGTGCCCCGTAATCTCGAACTAAATCCTTCGGTCTCTCAAGTCCCTGAACGTGGTTAAGTGTCATAACTCAGACTCCTTACTTCATCAACACCTACACCTGCAGGCATTCACTCGGATAAACATTGCGCAAGCGATGGGCATTATCGACAGGTTCTCGACCAATAAGCCTCCAATCGAACCTTCACTCCCGATCCCTTGAAGTGTGTTGCGGATGTGCGCCGCAAGGCGCAGAGACAGACGCAATGCACGCTCTAAAAGGTTTCAGTAGGTTCCTCTATGAGTGCTCCCTTGAGCCTTCCCTCAAGCCCTAGTTCAAGCCCCAAGCTCTTCCCCAGTTTCATTCTCCAGCCTATGCCTTTCCTCACGCTCATTAAACTTAGCTACTTGGTACTCATCTCCATACCGCTTTACCCGCCAACGCTTATCTTCGACTTCAGCTAGCATTCCTTCTCTTACCAGCTCATGCAAACTCTTATAAAGCGACGTCTGTGTACGCTTCAGGGCCGAAGCCATCTGTCTGGCCGAGCGAGGATAATCAACTGTCTCAATGTAGCCCATGATCTCTGCCTTGATCTCATTAGGACGACCGGGGTCTTTGATTTCCTGAGCGCGTATCCAGTGGATTTCTACCTTCCCTGACTTTGCCATTGAGGAGATTGTCTTGTGGATAACCTTAGGATCAAGATCGGTAGTTAACTGCAGTTTGAACTCATATTTGGTCATACATACAGCCTATCAAATTGGATTAATTATTTCAAGGATTCTGAGAATGTCATTTTCTATGCCCTATAGCTGTTGCTGTCCTTTAGAATAGACACATCGAAGATGTGCTATTCCTACATTGAGGCGCTCGTGCATAAGGCGCATCACGTGCCCGCGCGAGAAAGCACTCTGTCATATCCCACACCTTGACAGCAGTTACTGCCTGAAGATGAATGACTTGATGCCCGCAGCCTGGGCCAGATTGGCGGTATGTGTAGCGCCCTTGCTGGAATGACGGATAAAAGCCAGGCAGAGAACCGGGTGAGCGGCTATCATTTGGGCGTTTCGCTTGAACCCTGCAGACTTGCCATAAAAGTCCCAGTTGGCGGGATAGCGCTCGACAGTACGCTTGCCCGCGCTATGGTCATTTGCCCAGGGGCTCCCTAAGGACAGCCAATGGCTTTCTGCAATACGATCAGCACCAGTGGGGCAGGCGCCTGAGAGAAGCACGGCAGGCCTTCTGGACAGCTTCTTGTGAATGATGTTGAGCCGATGCCAGATTTCCTCGGGGTCATCCCAATCCCGCGAGCCCGTGATAAGGAGACGAAACGGCGGGCGTTTCTTATCGCTGGTGACTTCAGTCATCCCAGATATCCTGCATATTCTTGGCTCCTACTCCATATAGCCCGAGCGTGATGTCATAAGACTGATGCTCCGGCGTGATTTGCCTGTACCATGTGAGGCGCTTCTCATCTTCGAGGTCCTGTGCCTTGAGCTGCAGCACGAAACCAGTGAGAAAGAAGCCTGGGTGCTCGATGTCAACAATGGCCTGTATTGCGGCCTCGAGAGCATCACGCGCAGCCTGAGGAATGTCAGGCACTTCTTCACTCATTGTAGAGCTCCATTCCGCACTCGGGGCACTTGAAGATTTCCTCACAAACAATGCAGACATCTTCATCAGGGCTTGTGGATTCTTCATACTCATCAGTTGTGCCTGGCCATCCACACAGGCCCTTCATCGGCCCTTGGTAACCCCGCTGAATGGGGTAACATTGGGCACAATACCAGTGGACAAGTGAGTAGTTATCATGGCTGACTGGCAAAAGATCAGTGAGAGTCTCACTTTGAGCCATCGCGGAACTCCTTCCAGTCACAAGGCGAGCCATCGTGCCAGTCGCTATGAATCTGAGGGTTATCGGGGTCAGTGTTGACCTGGCCGACAATATGGGTGATCCACCAGGCCTTGAACCTCGCGAGCAAATTTGTCATGTGCCTATGCTATCGCCTCAGTTAAGTTGTCCCAACACCCATTGCAGCATGTTCTTACTCGCCTCAAGCCCGACTGCCTGCTCAGGTGATGCTGCAATGTAAGTGCTGAGATCCTCGAGCATCTCGACACATTCCTCGCGAGTCCTCATGGCTGGTGTGGGATCTTCATCTTCAACTTTGGGTTCACCATTGGCATCGAAGTAATCATTCTCGATTGGTGTCTGAGCATCGGCATGGCCGCACTCAGGGTCAAAGTTCTTGTTCTTAGCTCCACACAAGAGGCAGAGGGTCATCTGGCGTTTAGTCAAGGTGAGCGACCTCGAGCCCGGTGGCCGCAACCGCGAGCTCCATGAGGGCCTCGAACTTGTCATTCTGCACGGGCTTGGGTGAGACCGCGATGATAACTTCTCCGGCATCCACCGACTCTGCATATTTCAGGACCCGAATGTCCTCATAGGTTTCGAGAACAAATCGTCCTTTGGTGAAGGGGTTGAGAGTTGCCATTATCTTTTGCCTTTCTGTTGATTGCATGATGATTCGCGCATGAAGTCAATCTTCACAGCGATTTGTTGCTTCTCTGAAGCGCTCAATATAAGAAGCGCGATAAATCGATCGGTCAGCCTTGCTGGGCCTTTAGGGAGTCAATGGCCGCCGCAATGAGAGCGCCTGCCTTGGCGAGGTTATGAATGACATCCTCCCCAGGCTTCCATGATTCCCGAGGCCAACCGGTCGGCCAGGTTCCATGATCGGCAGGGTGACCCAGTTGCTCCGGCGCCATGAATGGGTAAGCGATCCTCAAGAGGGTGTACTGCAAGTAGGCATCTGCAGCTCGCAGCACCTTCTCAGGGTCATCAGTGCCCAGCGGATAACCATGCACCTCGATCTGCTCGACGCGTTCGTTGGCAATAATCCCAAGACCGGTCGGGTTGTCGAGAATGATGTCAGCTTTCTTCATTACTTCCTCCTACTGTAGGTTCCACATATTGGACCCGCCCTGAAGTTGTGTGCGTTGGACCTTGCCATCATCTAGCAGTTTGGTCATGCGCTTATGCACTGTCGAGCGATTTACCTTCAATATATCAGCCAGAGCCGCGGTGGTCAACCCGGTAGATGCCTCGCGTAGCGCGTCGATAATGGGGTCAGGGCGAGATTTACCCCGCGTCGATGCTCGAGGTCGACCGGTTGTACGATCGAAGTCGCTTTGCTCTTCATCATCATTACGCCAAGGGGTTACCGTAGGTGTCCATCCCATGTTGTTGATGTCGCTCATTCGATACGTTGCAGCAGGAACCGTCTTCGACTCCAAGTCAATACGTATGTCTTTAATCCCGCTCCGTGATAGGTAAATCGAATCTTCCGCCCAAGCGTGATTTGCAACAGCCCCCAGCATACGTTGGCCAGGCCTGGATTTCTCACTTTTACCCATGTGGTGGATGACGATAACCGCGACATTGTGTTTCCTCGACAATACCTTTAGCGGTTTGAAGATCTTCGTTGTCATTTCTTGAGAACGATTCTCATCAACCTCACCGGCAGTCATCATCAGAGTGTCGATCATTACCATGCGGTAAGGTTCGCCATCCATCCCTGCGCTCAACGTCTCATCGAGCCATAACTGCCAGGCTTCATTTGAGATGATAAACCCTTGCTGGATGTAGGCATTGATTGCCGGGTCGAACAATGCATCTTGTTCAGGCGGGAGCCAGTAAAGACCAGCATCGTCGGGGGTGTGGATTAGTTCGAACTTGTCAGTGCTTTTGGTGACCCAGATCTTCGCGGACCGATTTTTAAGGGTTGTGGCAGGGTCCTCCTCTTGGATGTAGAGTACAGGACCAGGATCTTGTACCCTAAATTGCCCAAGAAAGTCAGCTCCGGTAGCGATCGAGAGGGCGAGATCCAGACCCACCCAGCTTTTGTAACTCTTAGGCTCTCCGGCAATAAAACCACACGCACCCTCAGTGAGAATACCCTGAACGAGATACTTCGGTCGCTTGATATTCTTGAGCAGAAAACCCAGACGTTGAGGCGAGGGGCGATCCTCCTCCCCTGCTTCGGATTCGGCCTCGAGCTTGGCAGTAGTATCATCTGACCGCTTTGCAATTGCCTTGCTAGCTTCGGTAATGAGACGTCGGAGCTCATCATGGCGATCCCTAAACTTGTTCCATACAGTTTCTCGTACAACCGCAACAATCTCCGCGGTGGATAGCCCTGTGTCCGCAAGACAACGTATGAGATACCAGAGCTGGTCCGACTTGTCACCAGAAGCCTCTCTTGCCCCCAAGAGCTCCCTAGCACGGTGATTGAGCTTAAGTCTAACACGAGCAATTACCTCCAGTCGATCCACACCATCAATATCCGAAGCGAGTGCGTCGGTGAGGTCGGTTTCCAACCCGATTCGAAGTTCGGGAAGTTGTGAGAAATCGCCGGGTTCATACCGAGGACCATCTGACCAAAGAATCTTCCCCTCTGGGTATGTGCCTTTCTCGCTACGATACTCGGGTTTATGATTCGCAAGCCCAGGCACTCGAAGAAGCTGAACCGTATCCCAACCGGAGGCATCTGCCCCGATCATGTAGGTCATCTTCTGGTTCTCATTGCCCGGCCATGATGCACCGAGGAAGTCGCCCTTAGCGGCGACCCAGAGAGCTTGATAACGACCGGGCGATGATTCCCATGCAATGGTCGGCGGATACTCATCGAGCGTACTGGGATCAACCTCGTCGAGGTCAGCCCATAGTGCATGCTCGGTCATGGCCACATCTTCGCGGCGCATCGGTTCCTCGAAGAGCGATGTTGTCCAGTAGACAT